GTTCTGTACTTTCGAACAAATTTGGTAAATTAAGTTCCCTTCTTATCAATAATGAACCTGCATAGGTGGCGGGTGTCTCGGATTAATTGCGTACCAGTCTGATAACCGGTCTTTGTAGCAATCATCCCGAGTGCCCTCCATTCAAGCAAGGTCATAATTGTACGGTGCCACTCTAGCCCGTATTTGTGTGATGGTGGTGGCAATGGCCGTCGCATCGAATATCATGGACTCACCAGAACTAACCACGACCGTATAAACGGAATCGCAACTAGTCCCGGCAGCATTAAAGACAGACCCACGCAAGGTCCCAGATCCCGTTCCGCTGAACGTGAAGGTGGGATAACCTGTGAGGCCCGTTCCAACCATCCGAAATGCAATTAGGTATTCGCCCGCCCGAGCGAAATCCAAGTCGTTGTCATCAACGGAGACGATGGTACCATACTCTGCCGGATCAGTTCCAAACATCACAGCAGGTGTGCATCCCGTGGCGCAAACGACTTGGCCTGAGTTATATGTCTCGTCGACAATCAACGGTTTGTACAACTCGATGTCGTACGTAACCCACAACTCCCCAAGCACCTCCCCGGCTGAGCCGGGTAAGCCCACCGTCGCAATCTGGAATAACCCGAGATCATACAATCTCGGGTCCTGGGAGGTAGTTGAGGAGCTCGTGTTGTTACGCACGTACAGCATCTCCTGGGCCGTCGCAGACCGGGCACACTCAATTGAGTGAAGCTGGGACTGCGACGGTTTGGTGGACACTGCATACTCCGAGTTTTCCATGTGTAGTTTGTCTACGAAATCGGGAGCAAGAGCGTTGTAGTCCGTGGCCATGATGACCGAGCCCAGCGCCCCGCCTGCAGTTACATCTGCAGACATGGACTTGAACTCAATCACCATGCCGATGACCTTGAACTGTTGAAAGTTCGTAGCCACCGAGGCGAGCCACGGGAACAACGACGTGTCCCCAGCATTGATACGGTACGACTGTATCGTGAAGTCAGTAGGCACGGCCGGCACCAGGATGTCCTTTACGAACTCCCGGTGCTTGATCGTGACCGCATGACCGCGGACACCAAACGATGGTACGGTGTCGCCGTGTGGAACAGCAACACCTTGGTTATACAACGAATTACTCTGCACTGTGTAATCGCCAAAGCCAACAAGTTTGGAAAAGAAATCACCTAATCCTTTCCCAATCACTCTCCCAGCGCCGCCCAACCCAACTTTGTCCCCGAGCCAGTTGCCGACGGCGCCACCGCCTTTGGCGAAGGTGCCATCCGGCAGTACCTTGGAGGCATTCTGGCGGAGCTTCTTGCGCTGCTTCTTGGTCAGCTTCGAGTAACCCTGCCTCGACATCTGGCCCAGCATCTGCGAAGGTAGGGTTGCCATCGTTGTTTTCGTATTCTTCCGTATGTGAGGTTAGCAGTTTTGTCACTGTTAACCCTATTGTGTTTGATAAGTTGTTTTCTTATTTACCCGAAGCCGGCCAACACAAACCGACTCGACACCCTATTGTAACCCCGGGTGCCTGGCCTTCACAAGCCTTCCCTCCAACCGCCCATCTCCCGACCGGGTTACGCCATATCAACAGTGAGCATATGTTCCACACAAGCGCTCACCATTATATAGGGCAATGACGTAACACGATCGAGAGACCGTTTAAACTCCTCCTCATCCGACTTAGTCAGAGAGTACCTGCGGGTGAACCAGTCCCACGTGTCTTCGGCCGGGTCCTGGGGAGTAATTCCAGGCCCGACTAACCACCGCTTGCTCGGTGGAGCCATTCGGTACTGCTCCGGTACCAATTGACTGATTGCATCCACGTACACACGCAGGAAGGGTACAAACGAAAAATCACGGAAGGAGTTGAGCACTCCCGCGAAATCCGTCCATGTGGACGACTCCTTGACATTCCTCAAGGACCAGCCAAGTTTGGCTAGCTGCCGACCCACATGGGGGTACCAATACATCACGCCGTCCACGGGCATGAAGGCTCCTGAGAGAAAGGAAACGGACGTGGGATCACGCGTGATGATCCCTTCGACCTCATACCCGAAGCGCAGAGCGTTAGCTTTGACAGCCTCGAGCACCGTTTCCAACGTCTCACCCGCCTCATCCATGGCCCTCACCATGTTTTGCGAGCTCCACGCGACCAAATCAGTCTGAACTGAATTGCCGTCCGTGGTATCAGGATCTCCAGATCGCGTACGATACGTGTGCTCCCACGTCACACCTAGTACGTAACACACCCCGCGGGTTATGCGGCCACACTCTTTAGCCAGCCACTTCACCCTCCGGGGGATGACATCGAAGATTAATTCGTAGAATGCCGGACTCCATCAAGCTCCAACAATATTCCACGCACGATGACTAGTTGATCATCACCGCATATGGCTCTACCCTCCGAGGCTAATGCCGTCTCGAACCACTCACCGAGGGTTCGAGACGACTTGCCACTGGCGAGTAGTACATTGTTGGGTAGGTCGGAGTAAGCAGACTTGAGGAGGTCACGGGCTTGGAAGAAGTACAACCCCCACACCACATTAAACTCATCAGTCGCCCCCGTTATCACGCGGGGGTCGTATGGGGCCTTACTCCATACCTTGGCTACGCGCAGGACCTTTTCCATCTTAGTAAAGCCCTTACGAACGGTTGCTAAGAACTCCGTGACTGAACAATCCACCCAGTTGTCACGCGCCTTGGCGTGCTTTGCTCGTCTCGTTGTGTCAAACCTATCGTTCCATGCGTTGAAATCCTCTTGGCGTACATCCCCCTGGTGACGAAACTGGAGGAGATACCGCTTCGATTGTTCATCGAAGAATTCTTCGTCAGGCAATGGCATTTCTGCCAGTTGCCGGTTCCTTAGCGCCACAACCAGATTTTGCTGGCATGGCACGGTTACACTAGGCAACCACCCTGCGAAAACAAGTCCCACTGCGAACAAGTTGTCCCGAGGTTTTTCCGGGTCGACCCACTTTTCAGGGTCCTTAATGCGAATCTTCGACCCTATCGCAAGTGGTTTGAGGTTGTTGTAGTCAGCAACATACCCCGGGAGTCCAAAGCCGAGAGGGAGGGTACCCTCATAGTAGATTGGTGCAAACCTGTCATCCACGTAGGCCGCACGCACGAAGTACGCAGTATCAGCTGCGTAGGCGAGCGTAGTTAGGTTAAACGTAGCGACGATGAGTAACAGGATGCGGATGGCGACTCTGGATCCTAAATCTGGGCCTATGCGGCAGTAAGTGCCGGGTAGGACGTGCCCAGGTTCTTCCGGCTCATTGTCCGGGGGGGGGTGTGGCAACCCTTCAGAGCAGTGTATGGATGGCCACGGCATCACGCTCATGATGGCGCAAAATATGGCAAACACTAGCTGGAACGTCTTGCATGATGAGCGGCCAGCCCCTCGCGACCGCTCAATTATGTTTTGGGCGAAACTCCTTCGAGTTATGCCATTAAAGCACCATGCAAATGGGACCCAACTCCACCTTGTTGCGGAGGTTGGGGAGTCCCAAGCGTCCAGCCGAACGCTCTGGTTTTGCAGCTCGAGGTCGAGAAGCACGGCGATCAACCGCCCTGGATCTCGAGACCCGTCCTCACGCGCAAGCGCGGAGACTGCCTTACGTCGCAGGCCCATGTCAACGACACGGGCTGCGATCCCGGAGTATGCATCCCTCAACTGTTGCCCGGTCGTGGAGAACACGCCCACATCGTCCGTGAGAAGGGTGAGCTCGTCACTCACCCGAATCATGCGACACGGGTTGCGCCCTGGGGTGGACACCTCGACGTAACAAGGCCCACTCCCACGCTTACAGTACTTCAGTATGGAGGGAACGATTCTCGGCACCAACACATCATTGCGCGCCTTCGTCAGGCGCATAATGGTGTAAGTTCCGATTTTCTGCAACATCTCCGGCTTGACCCCATTAACGGTGAGCTGCATGCTCAACCATGCATTGTCCACTTCAGGGGCGAGGGCCCTACCGTCAACACTAATCAAGAACTCCCCCACCGACCCGGTCGTGGGGAACTCGAATGTGTTGTACTCGGTAGGGTACCAAGTTGCCACTTGTTTGCCTAGCACTGATGTCTCAGCTGCGTGCAAATGGAGAGCGAGCTCGACAGATCGAACCCCCGGGTGGCACAGCAGCTTATATGCTACATCAGCAGGCAGGGGCACGTCCAGCCCCACTAACTTTGTGTACCGCCCATGCTCCAATCCTAACATGTGGGTACACCCAGGTGGACATAAGTCCTCGTCATCCTCGAGCGTTATCGCGCGTCTGCAGACGTCTCGGGTAGGAACGTCTGTGACGCGGTGTTGTCCTTGAATCTCAAGAACTCGACGCTCATTGGGAGAACTAAGCAGCCGGCTCACAAGCGCTCTCTCAGCGCGCTCATAAGCGTGGGGGCTGGTCCGACTACGCTTGCCGTTTACAATGAAGAACACAGAGCTCAGCTCACAGAGCTGTGCGAACTCATCTGGGTTCAGGTAAACATCCAGCTTCAACACTGGACGTTTATCCTGGGTAGTCGGTATGTCAACCTGGCCACCGCTATCGGGGGTGGCTTCCGGAACACTATGCTCAAAGTCACAGCCCTCACCCTTGCGACAATTCCCTTTCTCAAAGAACTTGCAGGTACGGGTGGGGCGCGTGACCCTCGTTTTTGGTAGCGCGCGGGCCGAATCCTCAGGATTCGACGGCTTCGCTTCAGTGGTGCCAGCTTTTGGTAACATTTCACAGATGTTACGGAAAGCCGAG